ATCACTGATGGCTTTGTAATCTGCTGCATGTTTTGCTTCTTGGGCATTTAGCTCATCCAATGTTTTCTGACTAGTGGCTAAAGAATCCGCATTCTTTTGCTCTTGGGTTTTGCTAATTTCCTCCCATGCTTTTTTCCCATCGGATTCAAACTTTAATGCACTATTTGAAGCTTTAGAGTAATGCTCCTCAGCTTTTTTCGTCATAGCCTCAGCATTGGCAGCAAATTCTCTACTTGCATCACCCCATGTTACTGCGGCTAAAACCTTATTGGCCGCAGCTGCTATACTATAAAAAGCCCCTGTTAAGAGATTAGCTACAATTCCTATCGCCTTAAATCCATCATTTAGAAAGCCAATAGCTACATTTAGTGCTTGTAAGAATTTGGTTAATCCATTTGTTTTATCCGAAGCGCCATCTACACCGCTATTAAAGTTGAAGATTGCTCCAAGAGTTTCATTTAGCAGCTCGAATGTTATTTTAAAAGCTTCTCCAACTGTGTTTGCTAGCGATTTTAGGGCATCGTAAGCTGAAACTAAGACTGATTTAAATGTTTCTATTGTTGCTGTATCTATCAGATTTATTTGAGATCCTATCCACTCAAAACCTTCTCCAATGTCATTTAATACAACATCCAAATCTTTAATGTTATCAGCAATTGTGACAAGCCATTGAGCTACAGTTGCAGATGCACCATTTGACTGGTCCATCTTACCAATCAATATTTCCCAGCTTGTCGATATACGTTGTAACGCATTACTAATTGTTGTAGGGAACTTATCGTAAGTCGCTTGCACTGATACAGATTGACTTTGAAGGGCTTTGACCACACGTTCAGAAGAAAGTTCGCCAGCTTCAGCCATCTTACGAAGCTCACCTGTAGTTACACCTAAGCCTCTAGCTAAAGCTTCAGCTAATCCATAACCACCTTCCATGATGCTATTAAATTCTTCTCCGCGAAGAACGCCACCTTGCATTGCTTGAATAAATTGAGTGACAGCTCCATCTGCTGCCTCTGCTGTGCCACCACCAATCTTAATCGCTTGGGTAACCGTCTTTGTTAGTTCTAACGCTTGTTGTTGCGTCATCCCCATATCTTTACCCACAGTGTTTAAACGTGTGAATAAATCAGCTGTTGTGGTCAGATTTGAATTGGTAGCTAAAGCAACTTGATGGACGCCAGCCATTGCTTGGTTAAAGTTACCACTATCTTTAGTGGCTATATTGATTCGCGCTGAAAGGTTTGCGTACGAGTCCGCAGCTTGTGTTAAACCCTGAACACTTAAACCAACACCAACAGCCGCCATTGCGGCAACCAATGCATTTACTGCAAATTTAGCGCCATTCACACCTTGTTGTAAGCCAGTAGTATTGGCTAACAGGTTTAAGCGAAAATCCAATGATCCTGAAGCCATACATTCCTCAACTTTTAATAGGCAATAAAAAACCACCCTAAGGTGGTTGTTAGTTTGTTTAATTAAAAAACTCTTGTAGGAGATTTATTTAAAAAGAAAAATTATCCGCTTAGCATACTGCCGCAATGTTTACACTTGATTGCATCAAACCTAATTAACTCTTTACAAAATTGGCAATTTTTTTGCTCTATCCCATTTTCGTCTAATTGTGTTCTATGCCCTGCGTTATAGGCAAGTCCATCACTTGAAACTAGTTTTGTTTTATTGAATTTTGATTTATTAGCAATCTCTTCGGTTTTAGTCTCTTGAATAACTTTTGGTTCAGGTTTGAAGAGCCTTACATTTGAACTACCACATGCACTACAAACCTTCCCACCTGATCTCCTCCATATTTCATACAAAACACCAGGTAATATTGCAAACCAAAGCAATATAAATGTAATAAAAAAACTACCTTTGGTTTTTGTTTTTCCTACATGACCACAAGCTAAACACTCTACAGTATGACTCACAATTAACGCTCCCAAACAATTCTAGTTATAACTCCACCAATAACTGTAAGCGTGTACCTCACACCATCAATCGTATAGTGGTAATCTGTAGCAAAAGCTAAACGCCCGTTTGCATCCCTTGTTTTATATTCATAAGAAGATTCAGGATTACCTAGTGTTTGAATCATATTGCCTTGAGAATCACCTTTACTCACAAAACTATTTGATGATCTAACACTTTGTGCTTCAGAAGCAGCATATATATTGGTAGAAGCTAAAAATAAAAAAGCTAAAAATAATTTTTTCATGATATTCCCCTCATTATTTGAACAGAATATATATTGCTTAGAGGTTGTGCAATGTGAAAATTACCCTTTATTTATACTATCAATATATTTGTTATATCCATTTTTGTCAGCATGATATGCAACACGCAAGCTATTTCCCATGCTTAACAATGTATTTCTTTCATTTCGATGTGCTGCCTTAAGGTACTCTTTAAAAGTCCCAAAGCTATAATTTAAAATATCCGAATGTCTGTGCCCTTTACTAATTAAAAATTGAAATGAATCAAACCATGTGTACTTATCTTTAGAATCGGTTTTTTTATTATTTTCTTGATTAAAATATGCTTGATTTACTTCGACTAGATTCTTAAATAACTCAAGTAATTCACCTTCATTTTCTAATAATTTAGGATCTAAGTCTGAGACATTTGTTACTAAAGACGCAACCATGATCACTTGAAATTTTAGTTTTTTAAAAACATCAACAAATACTTCATCACTAAAATTATTATTGAGCATAATTCTAATTGGCTCAGCAAATTCGGACCACTGATCAAAATCTTTCATCAGAACTTGTTGGATTTCAATTTCATCTTTAAATGCAGATCTATTTGAAGCTAGAAAAAACTCATTCATTTTAATTACTCGAAAACAGGCACAAAAAAAGACGCTCATGCGCCCCTGTGCCTGTTGTCTTAATTATGCTGCTGGAATTGTCACAACATGGCCATATAAACCAAGTGTAGGATCTAAACCTTTTTCAGTGTCTGAAAGTGCTTGTCCTGAGATTTCATATTGACCTAGCTCTTCATGAATCAATGGGAAAGTGGTTTCAGGTGATTTTTTAGTTCGCCATAAACGGACAGCAATATTTTCACCTGTTGCAGTATTAATTCCTTTAAAGAACAACTCGTATTCTTTATTGAATTCACTTGCGATCGTTGTATGACTTACCGCACCAGTGGTAAAGCTGGCTGTTACTGGATCTGCAATTAACTCATTGATAGTAACCGTACCAAACACAGCATCAAGCGTGTACTTATCAGAAGCGATCGTGGTTGACCCGGTTTTGAAAGTAACTTGAGTTAAGTTGTAGCCATCAAGTTTGATTTCTTGACCAGCTTTAATTGTTCCAAGTACCTGATCCGCAACTGTAACACTGGCAACTTCAGACTTCATACCCGACAAGATGTATTGCAAATTGGCTTCATCCACTTCTTCAAGTTGCCCTTTGAAATTAACACCTGTTGTTTTTGTTAATACAAAATCTGTGGTTCGTTGCCCTGATGTGCTTTCTTGGTGCTCAACCTGATCTGTAGTGATTTCAAGCTCAAATTCAGGTACGTTTCCAAGATGACGCATACCGCCAGCGACACCATTCGCAATCTCAGATAGGTAAAATTTACCTTGAAGCGAAATATATTTTTTAGCCATCTGTTTTGACCTCTTTAGCTGGTTTTGTTTGTGCAGATGGTTTCACTTCTTCAATGATCTTATCTGCTTCTAATCGTTTAATTTGGTCATCTGATAGACCACCAATAATATCGCCTTTTTCAAAACGACCCACAGGCTGTAATGCTTTATATGTTTTCATAGTCACCATGATTTAATCATTTGTGCTTCAAATAAGAATGGGAAATACGCCCGCCCAGTGCTGACAGCCTTGCCAACTGGAATGCCTGCATCAACACGTTTAAATCGCTTAAATCCAGTAATTTGTGGTTGATAACCCTGCATCACAGAAAGAATCTTCCGAATTATTGGATCTGCCAATTGGCGAATTGAAGCTGTTTCAGTTAATTGAGCTGAAGCATCTGCGACTGTTAGAGCAATCAACCATTGCTGATAGACCGCATTAGCTTTTCCATCACCTGTTGTATCTGCTATTCGATCACCGACATAGATGATACCTATGCCAATATCACCAACCACGGCTTGGAATAGATCATCCACATCAAACGGCGTAACCACTTCTTCAACTTCCGGAATTTCAGCTTTAATTCGCTTTAATATGTCATCTTCGAGTGCGAAATAATTTTCAATGTTTTGCATCAGTTAAAACCTTGTATAAATACTCTTCGATTTCGAAAAGAATCTCTTGGGAATCATCTACGGAAATACCTAAATATGGACGAGGTGGAATGTATACAGCTTTAACCATTACCCATCCGCCAAGTGGTGTTTTGAAAGTTAAATACTTGCCAGACTTAGGTTTGACCCACCCACCAAAATGGAGGATTGGCGCATAAACAACATTGGTGCCAACTGAGATTTTATTGCCCTGAACTTTTGCAAATATCGAATTATGCAAACGTCCTGTATCTCTAAGCGTCTGCCCACCCTGAACTTTCGCTCTCCATGATTTTTTCCACGCTTTATCATCCGTACCAATTCCTGTCTGTATACGTCGTTGTGTATTTACAATTAGGATGTCAGAAATGTCATGCCATAGTTCAGATGGATCTTTCACTCGCTCTATCACACGTCGCATAAATTCCTGCAACTTTTCTTGGCCATGCATTTGTATAGTATCAGTCACAACCACCTCACTTGACGCTAGGCATCATGTCTAGAACACTGTCAGCAAAGACACCTCCTTTGTAGGTGGTACCAATAGGCAATGTCTTTGGTGATGTGTCCGCTACAACAACATCTTCGCTACCATCTTCGTTTTTCTTAGCTATAGTAAGAACAGCTTTTCCTTCAGAGACACGCTTCAAAAATGAAATCGCATCTTCATAACGATCACGAACTTCATCAGGTGCTTTATTTCGATGCAGCAAATATCGTGCAATTTCACAAATCATAATCTTTAAATTTTTGGGGACTTCAGGTAAAGGGATTGAATACTCTTTGCCAATGTATCCATCCGCAATATCTGAAGCATCTTCAATAAAAGACTCTACAGAGAGATCTGCAGTTAATCCGCGCTCTAATTGCTCAATAGTTATCTTGCTATAACGAATCACCATATCTTCACGACTGGCATACTTCGACATAGAACCACCTATTTTTCAGCTACAGGTTTCTGCGTTGCTTTTGCAATAGTTTTTTCTAATTCAATCACTCTTGCTTTCAGATCAGTGATTTCTTTATCCGAAACTGCTTTTTCATCCTCAAGCGCTTTGTTTTTCGCTTTCAGATCAGTGATTTCGGCTTTCAAGGCATCAACTTCATCGTTAGATTTGCTAATGACTTTAGGTTCTTCTGGTTCTTCAATAGCCCCAGATGCTAAAAGGGCCTGAAGTTGTTTAGCTTCAAGCCCTTTGATTTCATCACCCGGTCGAAAGTGACCAATGGATTGTTTTGCTATGTATTTAGGCATTTGAGCCTCCTTAAACAATAAAGCCGGTACCGCCACACACGCCATTTTTGTTAGATGGCACTGCAAGTGGTGCTGATTCAGTCATTAAGAAAATACCGCTTGGATCTTCGTTATACCACTGACGGTCAAAGTATTTAGCCACTGCCCCATTTGCTAACATGTTTTTAATTTTACATTGTGCAATTGAGCCTTGGGTGTCTGAGATAGCACCAAAATAATCATCAGGGATGAAGCGCTTTAAACCATTTTTTAAGCGGTAAGTGGCATCATAAACCCACAATTCTTTTTCATCTAAATAGCCTTTAAATGAGGCACCTTCTTGAACATTCAAACTCGGCTTATAAGGTACCGCAATTCCAGCATAAGGCTTCACAAAGCGTTCTTTGAATTCTTCATTATTTGATAAAGCCGCCCAAACCTTTCCTGACATAAGGTAGAGTTTAGAAGCACCACCATTTGCATCAAGCAGAAGCTTTTCAATAGCTTCGATATCGGTTACAGGTTTAGCACCTGCCTGATTCCAAGGAGTTAATGGTGTAAAGTTCAGAGACGCATCACGTTCATAATCAACCATGTTGTATTCATAGTCATCAGATTGAAGTAAATACTTCCCTTTGAGCAATAACTCCGTTGCCATCAATAAAACAGAGTTATCAATCGCATCATGATTTCGCTTCATAACTGCAATTTGAGCAATGACCATTTTTTCCTGATCAGATAATTGCTGACTTCCTGTAGAGATGATACCCGCGGTACGTAAACGTTCCATTAAGGCTTCATCAAATGAGGTTGCAGGCGTCACCATGTTTTTAGGCTTGTAATACGCAGGTTGAACAAATTCGACCTTTGCTGCACGTTTAGTATCAAAAGGCTTACCAGGTTGATGCGGTGATACTAAGGGTGCAAGATCATGCACTGTATTGATTTCTGCAAGTGGAACCTCATCACGGTCAAATGATGGGCGATTTGGGAACAGCTTATCTAACAGCCAAGTATCCATTGGCTTATAGTTTGTGTGAATAATTGCAAGCTCACCCACATCAAGTAATTCAAGTGGTGCGCCATTGACTGTAAAAGACTGAGGCATTGTTTAAAATCCTTATACTTTTGAAAATTCGATTTTGTTTAGAGTTGCTTTTGCTCGTGCTGCATCATATTTAGATGGCTCTAAATATTCCCCAGCAATTCGCACTGCTTCGATACTGAATACACCACCAAAATAAATTGGAATTTCAATTCCATCAGCTGCCATTTGGGTTGCTTGTTGAGTAGTTACATCTTGGCCACATACAACATTCCAAGTTTTTTCATCTGTTGCATGTGTGACCACATTGGAATCAGATAAAATCAACAGATCCCCAGCTTTGTAAGCCGTTGCAGTAGTCACCTTGGCATTTGCACGACGAAGTTTTTCAACATCTAGATTGAGTGGGCGTGATTCACGGGTCACGTTTGCTAAGTAGGTTTTATTGCTCATTTATTAAGCCCCTTTATTCTGGCCAGCGAATGCTTGCGCACCAGAAGTAAACTTGTGAGGTTGATCTTGATTAGGTGTACCACCTTGACCCCCAGTCGCTTGGTGATTGAATAAGTGTTGCAGCGCTGGATTAACTGCAGGAATAGGTTGCTGTTGTCCAGCTGGTGGTTGTTTTGATGAGAACTGACGAAGTTGTTTAGCCATAAAACTAAAAGCAACATCATCCATATCTGTATAAGACTTAGTGTCATCAGCACTGAATTGAGTGTTTAATTCAGTTTGAAGTGCTGCAATGTCTTCAGTACGTTTTTCAGCTTTAAACTTTTTAAGTTCGGTTTGTGCTGCGTCACGTTCTTCTTCAGCTTTCTTTTGAGCGGCTTTCGCCTGTTCGAGTTCAGTCACGTTAGTGTCCTCTTTGTTGAAAGTTTTAGACTTTGGGTTGTGGTTTGCTGCCACGGCGTTGGTATTATCATCGGCACCTAATGCACAAAACGATACTTCACGAATGCGACCGCCACGAAAAACAGTAATTGGCCCTTGATGAATCTTTCCATTCACAGTGACCGATGCACCCGCTTGAATTTCTTCTATTGCAGAAGGCTCGATACGAACAGACATTTGCCATGGAAAACCATCGTCTGAGTCTTGAGCAACCTGAGTACCAAACTCATTACTCATCAAATCACCTGTAACCGTTAAGCCTGTTTGATGATTAATGGAATGTGTATTGATTGCACCCGCCCTTTGACTTGATCGGTGTTCCAGTAATGCGGGAATTCGACCTTTTAACTTCATTGAATCGAGATCAAAGATAATTCGATCCCAAAACCAATGGTCAGTAATGACTTCACCGCTATAAGCGATTCCCGAAAATGTTCTTTTCTTTTTGCCATCCTCAGCACTATCAACACTCAGTTGCCCGAGCTGGAAACAATACTGATTAGGCTTTTCAGCTTCTGGCATTTTGATGCTCCATTAAAAAACCACCTATTAAGGTGGTCTTGAATTTTCAATTATTTAAACACTGTAAATTGTATTTCGGGCTATAAATAACCGAGTAGCTTTCTCTTCAGTGCGCTTGAGTATGATTGATTCACTGGTCACATCAACCACTTGTAGGTTTAAATCAGATGCCAATAGAGCACCATCCAAGCCTTGAATTTTCGAAAGATCAATTGCATGGCCTTTCATATCTAAGATAGTGATTGTTTTACCTGCATTTTCAGCTGTTTTAAACAAAGTAGGTGTTTGAATACCGATTACATTTCCCTTTTCCAAGTTGAATAAATCCAAACCTTTGATATTGTTTCCAGTGAGCTTATTTTTAAGGTTTTTTGCAAATCCAAGCATTGATTGGAATGAATCATTCATCCAATCCCAAATAGACTTAGATTTTCTATCAATACCTTTATTGGTTACGGCATCTTTCAAAAGTTCGGTCAGCTTCTCATCTTCAGCTGCAAGCTCTACAACAAAGCGCGGTGCTGATGGTGCTATATCTTTGCCACTATCAATCACAGTATCTAAAAAATCATCTAAGATTTTTCGGTTTGATTTTTCAAGTGGTTTAAAAGC